AAAAATCCTAAAAAATTTTAAAAATTTTAAATTTCACCCTAGAATCCCGCCAGGCTTAACCTGAAGAGGCAGGGGCGACGATCAGCGGGAATCTATACTATCGGCTAGGCGGATATTTTAAATCGCTTAGGCGAGCTTACAGGAGCTTATAAGCGTTGGCTAATATAGTGTTGTAAGTCATTGATTTGATTAAGAAAAATAAAGCTTTACAACCGCCTTGAAATACTATATAGTTCTAGTTAGAACTATTACTTGCGATCCAGAGATATTTGACATGAACGAACCAGAGTGGAAACAAGAGGAAATGAAGTACCTTGAGTCATCTCACGAAGGTGTGACTATTCAGGCTATGGCTCGTGGAATGAGTCAAGAAGAGTGCGCGGATTTCTTTGGTGTCACCATAGATATGCTTAAAGATGAGGCAGAGGATTGGAACTTCTTTCAATTCCACTACCGTATAGGCAGATCTAATGGTCGCAAGCAAGCAGTAGATAGCTTATTCAAACAAATGGATCAAAGAGGCGGTGGCCAAGTTTCTCTTTCATACCTAGCCAGATTTGCTGATGAATGGGAAGCTGATATAGAAGCTGACAAAGAAGCCACTGGTAAGAAATCATTTAGAGTGGTATTAGATTAATGCCTATTCCATGGATACTGACTTTAGCTAGAAGTATTAAAGTGGCAGATTCAGTACGTAAAGCATCTACTACTGCCAAAGCTGCAACTAAAGTTAAAAGTGCTAAGAATAAGAAAGAAGTTGGTGAAGCTGCTCTAAATAAAGCACGCAAAGACCTTATGTCCAAGCGTGAAGGCAAAACTGCAATGAAGAGAGATTCACGAAGTAATGCTAAGAAGGATGAGGCTATCAAGAAAGAAGCAAGAGATAAAGCTGAATCAGCAAGGAAGCGGAAAATTTATCAAAAAGATCAGGCTGCTAGAAAAACTAGACAAAAACAAGAACCTGGAAATAAAGATAATCTCAATAAGCTTAATAAACAACAAGAGATGATGCGCAAGAGCTAATGGCTATTACCAACGCACAACTTGCTACAGAAGCTAATGACATACCTGATGAGGTTGTGTACATTGCTACTAAGACTGCATCAGCTTTTCATAAGGATGAGTCATTTGTGCGTGCTATCATTGGCCCAATAGGAAGCGGAAAATCTGTTGCTTGTTGTTGGGAAATTTTTAGAAAATCTTGTATTCAAAGGCCATTCAATGGAGTGCGTCGATCTCGTTGGGTTATTGTGCGAAATACTTATCGAGAACTGATAGATACAACTATCAACACATATAATGATTGGTTTGGTGATATAGGTTATTGGCGTAAACAAGACATGAAGCATATCATCGATATGCCATTAGAAGATGGAACTAGTGTTCATCTTGAAATACTGTTTCGTGCTCTTGATAAGCCTGATGATATTAAGAAACTATTATCACTTGAACTTACAGGCGGATTCTTAAATGAGTGTCGTGAGATACCAAAACAAGTTCTTGATATGCTTATTGGTCGTGTAGGTCGTTATCCTGGACCAATGCAAGGTGGAGCAAGCTGGTGGGGTGTTATCATGGACACTAATCCACCTGACTCAGACCACTGGTTTCACAACTTATTTGAAGAGGACTTACCAGAAGACTTTGCTATTTTCCATCAGCCTTCAGGAGTATCCCCTGAAGCTGAGAATATTGGTAATCTCCCAAAGAAATACTATGAGAGAATGAGTCATGGTAAAGACCCTGAGTGGGTCAAAGTTTATGTTCATGGTGAATATGGTTTTGTTACAGATGGTATACCTGTTGTACCTGAATTCCATCAGCATCAACATGTATCTAAAAATAGAATTGAATTCAATCCTAGATTGTGTGATAATATATTACATGTTGGAGTAGACTTTGGTAGAACTCCTGCTGCTGCTTTCGGTATGGAAGTGAATGGACAAATGCAAATTATAGATGAACTTGTAACATTTGGAATTAGTGCTACAGATTTTGGTAAACTTATTAGAGAAAGAATAAAAGGTCATTATCCAACTGCAGAAATAATAGGTACTGGTGATCCTGCTGGAGATAATCCAGGTGAACAGATTGATGACACATGTATCGAAATACTTCAAAACGCAGGACTTCCAATTGACCCTGCGCATACTAATAACTTTACAATTAGAAGAGAGTCAGTATCAATACCTCTTACTGAGCTTAATATGCAGGGTGAACCGAAACTGATTATAAGCCCTAATTGTACTAATCTTATAAAAGGTATGAATGGTGGTTATAAGTATAAGCGCATGCAAGTATCTGGAGAGAAGTTTGCTTTGAAACCTGATAAAACTAAATACTCTCATATATGTGAAGCATTGCAATATCTAATGTTAGGTGCTGGACGTGGTTATGATGTAATAAGTTCTCATTCAGATGTTAAAAATTTCAGAGTTAGAAGGTCTATTCAATGAAAAATGATATGATAGTCAACCGTCAAGCCTTATTGGAAGGTGAAAGAAAGACAGTTGAAAGTCTATGGGAAGACATTGAAAGATTTATAATGCCTTTTCGCGGAGAATTTTTCCGTGATCTGAAATGTGAAGGTGAAGTTAATTGGCGTAAACGTCATATATATGATTCAACTGCTATACAAGCTGCACAAAATTTAGCTGCATCTGTACAATCTAATCTAATGAATCCATCTACTAGATGGTTCAATTTCATGTTTAGAGATAAAGAACTTCAATCTGAAGATGAAGCTCGTGAGTGGCTTGAGACATGTGCTGATGTAGTATATTATGCTTTATCTGAATCAGACTTTAATAAAGAAGCTGCAGAATCTATAACAGATATGGTTGGCTTCGGAACTTCTATAATAATTGAAGAAGAAAATGATGGATTAGATTTCTCATCTATACCAATAAGAGAAGCATACTTTGAGGAAGATGTTGAAGGTGGTATAATAAATTTATATCGCATTCTAAGATGGACTCCTGATCAATGTGAAGATTTCTTTGTTAAAGGTGATTACAAAAGAACTGATCTTCCTAAAGAGATACTTGAAAAACTTGATACAAAAGAATCAGGAACTCTTAAGTTTGACATAATTTTTTGTGTATACAGACGCCCATTAATTAGCAAGAAAATAACACCTCCTATTTCAGCAACACTTAGACCTTATGGTTCTAAATATGTTATGAAGGCTAGCAAGCTGACAATTGGTGTAGAAGGTGGTTATTATGAAATGCCTGCTTTCTGTCCTAGATGGAGAACTACTTCAGGTTCACGTTGGGGGCATTCTCCTTCTGTAATAGCATTGCCTGATGTGATGACTCTTAATGAGGTAGTTGAAACAACTCTTGAAGTTGCTGCTAAAGTTATTGATCCACCGCTTATTACTACACAACGCGGTATTATGTCAGATGTTCAGCTGGGGCGTGGCGGATTAACAGTATTGCGTGATATGGATTCGCTCGCTCCTTTTAATACTGGTGGTAGACTTGATCTTGGTAAACTTGAAATACAAAGATTGCAAGAATCAATAAAAGAAAGTTTCTTTGTTAACCAGCTTGAATTGAAAGATTCTCCTGCTATGACTGCTACTGAAGCTCAGATAAGATATGAGCTTATGCAACGATTACTTGGTCCAACTGTAGGTCGCATGCAATCAGATTTCCTTGGACCAATGTTAAGTAGAACATTTAATATAGAAGCACGTGCTGGAAGATTGCCTCCACCACCTCAAATTGTTATTGATGCAAATGCTGAATATGATGTTGAATATACTGGTCCAGCTGCAAGGTCTCATAAACAAGAAGAAATCATTTCAACTCAACGCTGGTTACAAAGTTTAGCAGAATATGCTCAAGTTGATCCTTCTGTACTTGATGTAGTTGATACTATTAACATGCCTCAGCAAATGGGTATTCGTGGTGGTGTTCCTGCAATTATGATGCGTAGTAATGATCAGATTGAAGCAATAAGAAAAGATAGAGAACAGCAACAAAAAGATGCTAGTGCTGCAATGCAAACTGAACAAGATGGTAAAGCTATGGAAGCAATGGGTAAAGGACAGGAGGCATTGAAAGTTGTCAAATAAAGAAAAGATATTAGAAGAAGCACGCAAAGAACTTTTTGTTACTGAATCATGTGTATTCAGAACATTTAATACTGAAGATGGTAAGAAGTCTTTAGAACTTTTGAGAACTATGTTCTCTAATAGAACTTCAATAGTTCCAGGCGATCCATATGCTACACATGCTCGTGAAGGTGCTAGAGAAGTAATTTTATATATTGAGGAGATTTTAGAAAATGCCAATTCAAGAGATTAGTTGGAATGGTGAATCAGAAGGTGCTTCTGATTTACTTAACAATCCAGCCCTTGCAGACTTTAAAGATATTAATGGTCTAGCGAAGGCATTTATAGATACGAAAGCTATGATTGGTCAAAGTGTCAGATTGCCTTCTAAAGAAGCTGGTGAAGATGACATGAAGAATTTTTATAATTCTATGATTGAAAAAGTTCCTGGTCTTATGGTTAAACCTGATCTGACTAATGATGATGCTATGAATGCATTCTTAACTCAGATTGGTAAACCTGATAGCAAAGATGGATATGAATTACCAGAAGTTGATGATTATGAGCTTAGTGATGATAGGAAGGCTTTCTTAGCTGAGAAGGCGCTTGATTCAGGATTAACAAAGAAACAGTTCAATAAATTTATAAAAGAACTTATTTCTGATGAAAAGAATCAATCTGAAAAGTTTGCTTCTGATAATAAGAAAGATATGGATGCCTTACAAGCAGCATGGGGTCAAGCTTATGAAAGTAAGATGGAAAAGGTATCTAAAATAGCACAAGCAACTGGAGCACCTCAAGAATTATTGGATGCTATAAAATTAGGAGTTGCAGGTGCTGATACAATTAAATGGATTGATGGACTTGTAAAGTCTATTGGTTCTGAAGATTTTCAAATATCTACTCAGCCTAAAGGTTCAGGTGGTATAACTACTGAAGAAGCAAGAGAAAGAGCTAGTGAGATTAGAAATAAATTGTCTTCCATGAATGTTAGTGATCCATCGCGTAATAGCCTGATTACTAAGATGATGGAATATGATAAATTAGCATCAGCTCGCATTTAGCGAACTACTGATGATATGTTACAAAATAAAGAGCCAGCTTAGCTGATTACTCGAAAACTTTTAATTTTTATTTTGGAGAATAGCTATGCCTATAACAGTAGATGAAGCGTATATTGAAACGTTTCAAAATAACATAATCCATCTAGCACAACAGCGTGTATCAAAATTACGCGGAAAAGTGATGGAAGTAAATAAGCAGTCTGAAGCCCATAACTGGGATCGCATGGCTGAATCAGTTGCACGTGATAAAACATCACCTCGCATGGTTTCACCTTCTGGTGGTAATGCATCTGGTGCAGTAGGTACTACAAATGGTCTTTCATGGACTCGTCGTAAATCATTAATTTCTACGTTTGATACTGGTGAAATTGTTGATCGTGAAAATGTAATTCAAATGCTTATTGATCCTAAATCAACTTCTTCACAAAATCTTGTGATGAATATGAATCGCAAAGTTGATGATAAAATCATTGCTGCATTAGGTGGTGCATCACGTGATGGTGATGGCGCTCCAGTAGCATACAATGCTGCTCAAGTAGTTGGAACTGGTGCTGAAGTTATTAGTATGGATATGCTTCTTGAAACAAAAGAAGTATTTGTTACTAATGATGTTGAACCAATGGAAAATATTTGTTTAGTAATTGGTCCAACTCAGCAGCGTAAGTTAATGCAGTTATTGGAAGTTACATCTGGTGACTACCAAAACTCTAAAGCACTTGCAACAGGATATCTTCCAAACTTTCTTGGTTTTGATATCATTGTTACAAACCGTCTTGTTGCTCCTGATACAGGTGAGCTAGATTGTTTTGCATTTACTAAGCAAGGTGTTGGTCTTCATGTTGCTAGTGATATTTCTTCAAGAGCAGCTGAACGTACTGACATGAGTTTCTCATGGCAGTTATACTGTGATGCTTCAATGGGCGCAATCCGCGTTGAAGATGAGCATGTAGTTAAATTGCATTTGAAAGATTCATTGACTTAACATTAGCCCTGACATGGATGTCAACTATTGAGGATTTGAAATGTCTGAAGTATTTGTAGAAAGTGGTTTAATACAAAGTGTTACTCCATTTACAAGAAATGAGTTATATCAAATGGATGGCGATGGAACTGAATCAAAATCTGAAAATATCAAACTTGCAAATAAAGACTCAGCTTCTCCTCAAGCATTGCCTGCTATACCAACTACAGAAGAACCGTATGATGGTAATGTTTGTTTTGGAGTGTTTGTTTCTGATGAAAGTCTTGATGGAATAACAACATAGAGAGTATATTATGAAAATGGGATGCAATGCAAAAAATAAAGCAACTGCTATAAAGATGGCTTTAAATGGTGATACAGCTAAAGATATATCAGAAGCTATTGGTGTTCATATAAGTGGCGTTAAAGAAGTTATGCCATCAGCAGCTGATATCAAAGCTCATAAAGAAGAAGTTATCAAAGAGAAAGAAGCTGATGTTTCTAATGCTGAAAATGGTGTTAAAGAAGCAGAAGAGTCTCTAAAGATTGCTAAATCTGCATTAGCTGCACTTAAAGCTGTAACAAGTAAATAAGGTGATTTGAATGGCTAACAAAGTATCAATTATAAATCAAGCACTTGGATTCCTAGGTGCTAATAGAATAACATCTATAGATGACAATAGTTCTACAGCTATACTGTCTAAAGATTTATATGATGATACACGTGATGCCTGCCTTGAAGAAGGAGATTGGTCTTTTGCATTTAGAAGGTATGTACTTCCGCAATCGGTCGATAAGCCAGCATTTGGAGGGCAAAATAAATATCCTTTACCTGATGATATTTTAAGAGTCATCGAGGTAAATGAAAATAAGTATGAATGGACATTAGAAGAGAGGTGTATATTTACATTGCAAGGTATGTGTCAAGTTACATGCATTGTAAAAATTACAGACCCTAATAAAATGTCTGCTATGTTTAGACAAGCTTTTGCTGCAAGATTAGCTTGGGATATGGCATTGCCTATCACTAATAGTAAAACAATGTATGAATCTATGTTTAATTTATACAAGCAAAAGATAGATTATGCTAGAGCTAATGATGGAATGCAAGGTACAACTAAGCTAGTTAAATCTGGTAGATTTACAAATGCTCGAGCAGGCGGAAGTAATTTTGCAGGACCATATGTATAATGCCTAGAAGTCAATCAATACAGCGATCATTTAAATCTGGAATAGTATCTAAAAACTGTTATGGTAGAACTGACGAAGATTTTTACAATGAAGGTCTTGAAAAATGTGAGAACTTTATTCCACGTCCACAAGGTTCTCTTGAAAGAAGAAATGGTAAAGAAAATATAGAATTTCTTAATGGAGTTACTGATGGTGTATCAATTCCATTTCTTCTTAATAATGGTAATTCTTATTCATTAGTATTTACAGATGATGGTAAAATGAGAGTTATGGATAGACGCGGTATATATGTAAATCCATCATTGCCTGCTGCTGAAATTGTGTTGAATCCTGATCTTAATAATGGTGTTATATCATATGATGTTAATACTGTTGTAACTTCAAGTCTTATTGGTGAAAAAAGTGATACAACAGATACAATTCCTATATATAGTATATTTACAGTATTAGGTGGATATCTTACATTCATAGCATATGAAGGTGGAGTTAGAACTGTTAGAGATTATTTTCTAGATTTTGATATACCAGTTGGAGTTGAAAATGATTTAGTTAATATTAGAATTATTTTTGATACACTTAGTCCTGATTCAATAGTAACTCTAACTTTTGGTAGTCTTTTAGATGGAAATGAAAATGGTACATATACTATTACTAATCCAGGAGTATTCAACACTCAAATACAGTTACTTGGTCAAACAAAAATATTTTTGAAAATAGATCAGATATGGAGTATTGATCCATTGATTTACCTTCTTAAAGTTAATCAGACTCCATCTTCATCAATAAGTTATATATCTATGAAAAGTACTGTTGATTTAGGTACTATATATGAATTTTCTCATGATTATTTAAAAGGTGAATTTAAAGAAATTCAATATGACACTGAACCTGAAGGTAATGCTATATGGCTAGTTCATGAAAAACATGAACCAGTTCGTGTTACATATACTGAAGGAACCAAAGCATTTGGATTGGAAAAAGTTATAACATCTGGAACTTTATCTGCTCCTCCAGTTTTATGGTCTGCTGGTAACTATCCTGGAACAATTGCATTTATGGATTATAGACTTTGGTTTGGTGGAAGTCCTAATAACAACAATATGCTATGGGGTTCTACAGTTGATAATTTTTTTAATTTTACTACTGGTGTAAACAAAGATGTTACTAGTGCAACTCCATTGCAATTCACACTTACTAAAGCTGGACATATATTCTGGCTTGCTGCAGGAACATCACTTGTAATAGGAACTACAAATGGTGAGATGACATTATCTGGTGGAAAGGCTGGTGATCCTATTGCTGCAGATAGTGCACGTGTTAAACTTGAATCTACATATGGTTCCATTAGAACAAATCCTATAACAATAGGAGACCAAGTTTTATTTGTTACTTCTGATGGTAAAAGACTTAGAGCAATGGGTTATAATGATAGTTCTCAATCATGGGTATCATTAGACTTAACATTTTATGCTGATGATATAACTGATAATAGAACTATAGTAAACATATTTTATTCACAGAATCCTGATCATTTAATAAGATGCCTTATGAATGATGGAACTATTGCAGTGTGCTCATATAGAGTTGATCAGCAAACAATTGGATGGCATGAAGAAACAACTCCTGGAGATATAGTATCTGCATCATCTACTAATTATAACGGTTTATCTCAAACTATGTATTTAGTAAAGCGAGGAGTTCAAGATCAAATATCTGTTGAATTGGAATCACCAAAAGATTCTATTTATCTTGATAATTATAGAACACAATTTAATTCAGTTGCTAGTAAAAATATATCATTCCCGCATCTTAAAAATAAATCAGTATCAATATTAGCTGATGGAGCAGTACAACCTGGATTAATACTGGATTCAAATGGTGATGGAGTAATACAAACAGCGGCAATAAATGTTACAGCTGGTCTTATATATAACTCAATTGCTAAAACATTACCTAAAGAAAACATAAATACATATAATAAAACTACTCTTGGTTTTATGAAAAGATTCAATAAAATATTTTTACAAATTATAAATTCAGCAATACCTAAGATAAATAATGAAAGGCCACCTACTAGAAATCCAGAGACTCCTATGGATACAGGTGAACCTTTAGTTACACAAATTGTAAAAATTGTGAATATGGGTTATGACATGAATGGTCAGATAACAATAGAGCAAGATTTGCCTTTCAAATGTACCATATCTTCAATATTTGGAGAGCTCAATGAGGAACAATTGTGAGAATTAAACCAATAGATTTATTTGTATTTTGTTGTATATCACCTAGCACTTTCTTTTGGGTTGGAGCAGCAGCAGGTGCATATCAAATTGGTTCTAGTCTTGCATCTGGTAAAAAGGGAAAAAGGGATGCTGCTAAACTTACACGTATAAATATAAATTCAATAAATCAAGAAGAAAAAGAAACATTGAGAAAATTAGATTATAATCAGAAGCAACTTATATCTGAAAGTGTATCACAAATTTCATCATCTGGTTTAAGAAATGAAGGTTCAACTCAAGCATACTTGAAAGAATTAGAAAAGAATTATAAGAATGAAAGAAGTTGGGAAAAAAGATATGCTCAATCTAGAAGAAGGGCTGCATCATTAGGTGGTGATGTTGCTAGACAAGAAATTAGTTCTAGTACTGCTCAAGGTGTTATTTCTGGTGTATCCAATATTGCATCTTGGTTCAAGGGGTAAAAATGCAACTTCCAAAACTTACAGCAGGAACTGATCCCAAACAACTTTCTCAGTTGAATGTTAGTTCAGCAGTATCTATTGCAAATGCAGAACTAGGTGTGATAGAAGCAGCTGGAAAATTAGGTAATACACTTTTTCATAAAGCTGCAAATAATTCTAAGAATCAAGCTGATATAGAACTGTCAAAAGGTATGACTGCTTGGCATAATCATCATGATGCTAAAGAGGAATACTTTGCTGAAGAATTAGCAGATATTGGTATAGATGAAAAGTATATACGCGGAAGACATGTAATCCCTGCTTATGAAGTAAAAGATCAACTTTTTGAAAAAGAATACTCAGATGCAATTAAAAAGAATGCTGAAACTATTACACCAGGTTTATATAGAGATAATTTTCTAAGTGAACAAGAATCTAATAAACTTTCTATGCATTCAGAACTTCTTATTCAGTCTAGCAAAGATCAAGTTAAACATGAGAATAAGCAAACTATAGCAAGCATTGATCAATCAATGTCAGACAGGATGTATCCTGAAGCTATAATGGCTGTATCAAATTTAAGTGGTTTGGATTATTCTGATGAGATAAAACAAACTCTTGTAACTAAAATTAAAAATGAACAGTTGATGTCTAAGTATGAAGATATTTGGACTACTGATGATTACTATGCTGCAAAAGATGCTTTAGCTGTTTTATATAAAGAAAAAGATCCAAATTTTGCAGATGAAAAAGATCATATGCATGCTATAACTTTAATGCGTCAAGTTATTTCTAGATATGAAAGTTTTGATGCTGCTAATAAATCAGCTATATCTGGAGAAGTTGATAGATACAATGAAGCTAATGTAACTGAACAAGATTCTAGTCCAAGATATTATAGAGACTTGAGAGAAAAAGCAATTGCAGCTGGTGTTGATAATGATAAAATTATCAAGATGGATAACATAACAGCTGGTAGTGATATTGCTAAAGATACAGAACTTCTTAAACCAAGTGAAATGACAAGAACATTATCTGATATAGATTACAATACTGAGCAACTGTCAGGTGCTAATAAAGTAAATGCTATAATATCTGGTAAACATGCTAAGAAACTTATAGAACAGAACAAAAATGATCTTCAATCTGATCCATATGGATACATGATTAAAAAAGGACATATAAAAGTTCCTTTAGACTTTTCTAATGTTGAGTCTTTAATACCTAGTATTGAATACAGAAAGAAAACTAAAGCTTTTGTTAATGCTCAATCTGAACAAGATGCTCCATGGGTATCTAAAGATGAAGCTAACAAAGCTATACAGCATTTAAACAATTCTAGTCATGAAGAAGTCCTTAGAGCAGCTGAAGCAGTATCAAGTGTATTTGGCAGAGATGCTGGAGATTTTTGGACAGATATAGAACTTGATGGATACAATCCTGGTGTTATGTCTGTTGTTGGAAGACTTGTTGCTAAAGATAGACAAGATTCCGCTATGGTTGTTTTAGGTGGAAAAGAAATAAGAACATCTGATCCTTCTATGATACAGGATAAGATTATAACATATCGCACTGAAATTAATTCAGCTTTAGGTGGAGCATTTGCTGCTGAATCTAGAAATAAGTATAATACTGCAGTTAAAGAATCAATACTTAATGCATATGTTTACTTAGCTAATGAATCAGGTAATTTATCTGGCACAATGGATTCTGATATACTTGATAATGCGATCAATATTGTTACTAATGGTATGTTTGATTTCAATGGAACTCAAGTAGAATTGCCTCAAGGTATTACTGAAACAACATTTAGAACTAGATTTGATCTTGCATCAGCTTTACATTTTGAAACTCATATGGGTGGAGTATTTGAAGATACTGGATCAAACTTTAAAGAAATGGTTGATGAAGGTAATTATGTAATGGAAAGTGTTGGTGAGAATGAATATGTATTCTTTGATACAACAAGACCTAAGACACCTTTGAGTAAAGGAACTCTCATAATGAGTAATGAGTTTGATTCTAAAGGAAGAAGGAAACCATTTATATATAGCTATAGTGATAACATTGATATTGATACTAATATGCAACGTGAGTTATCAAATGAATCACCATTAGTAAGATTGTTCAGAACTGGAAGTTTAATTAGAAGCAATAAAGAAAAGAGTATGCTTCAGACTGATGCAGAATTCAAAAAGAAAATCAAGAAAGATTTTGGACAAAGATTGCGTAATAACATGGAAAGCAATAACAGAAAACAGAAAGAGCAAAATCAATGAGAGATGGTGATTCCTTTTGGAATTCTAAAGTAGCTTATATAGGTAGGTCTGAGCATCGCAAAGATGATACAGGATATACTGAAAATTGGGCTGCAACTCTTGGTTATGCTATGGATACTGAGCTATCTATGGCTGAAGCCATAAACAGCGGAGAAACTATGGAGCGCAACAATTATCTCAAGAAACTTGTATCTGAGGATAAAATTGATTTTAGACCATTTATCAAAAAAGAAAGTATGGATAGAACAGAATTCGATTGGTCTGCTATGGCTGATCATGCAAAGAGTATAGGATTCAATATAAGTAATGATGAAGAATTATTTAATAGCAGACAAGATACTCTACAAGAAAGAAAAAGTTATGTAGATGAGATTAATTCTAGAGCTAATATGATGGGTGGATTAGGTATGTTTTCAGCATATGCTCACAATGCTATGGTTGATCCAATTAATATTGCAGCAATGACTGTTGGTCCAGTTGCTCTAGCTAAACATATGGGTGCTACTGCATCTGTAATAAGAGCTGGAACTGCAGAAGCTGGACTTGCTGTTGGATCAGAAATACCTATTCAGATCATTGGTCATGATTGGAGAGATAAGGTTGGAGTTGACTATACTTGGCAAGATTCTATTATTGAGATTGCTGCTACTGGATTATTAGCTGGAAGTCTTACAGGTGCTGCTAGAGCATTAGGAAAATGGTCTGAATCTGATTTATTATTTTCCGAAGCTAAAACAATAGTTCAGTCTATGCGTGAAGAATATGAACAACTTGCTAAGATAGCTGAGTTTGATAATAACCCTGAAAGAACTCTTAGACAAATGGAAAAGTTGCGTGAGTCTTTAAATACATTTGAGAATGCAGGAAGAACAATACCTGCTGGAAAACCAAGAATAAAATTAAAAGTTCCTACCGACGACCGACTAGAAGCCTCTAAGAAGGCTTTAAAAGATGAACCTATAGTAAAGTCTAAAGATGATAATAAAGTCTCTAAGGAGGGATTAGGTAAGCCTGAGAGTCCTAAATTAGACCTATTAAAAGATATAGACCCAGAGCTTGAATCATTTATGGGTGAAGAAGCAATAGGTCAAATAAGAGCATTACAAAATAAAGTAAACCGATTAACACAGCAGAAGAAAGCTGGAATAAATAAATTGTGTGATTTATAATGTCTGATTGTATTAACATAGAAGATATACCTGCTCACATTGCTTCACGCAATGATTTGGATTTAGCAGAGAAAATTGAACTATCTATTGCTAATCTAACTGATAAAGCAGTTCAAGGAATATTAGATGGTATGACTTCTCAAAAAATAATCATTGATATTATGAAAGCTGATAGTCCAGAGAATGCTCTCATTGATATGCTCAGACCTTTGCGCAATAATCTTCCAGGTAATGAGACTGGCAAAATAACTCTTGAATTTAGACAAGATCAAATACGCAATGAAGCACATCTAATGATGTATAATACTATGTCTGATCTTAGACCTGGGATATCAGATTTATGGACTAAGCAAAATTCTGAATCATTAATAAGAACTTTATTTGGTGAAAAAGTAAATGATGTAAAAGCTGCACAATATGCAAAAGAATGGGATAAAACATATTCATATATGGAAGGTCTTTATATTAAAGCAGGTGGTCATTTACAGCTTGATAGATATCACAGAATACCTGTTAGTCATGATGCACATAAAATGTCTGCAGAACCTTATGAAGTGTGGAAAGAATTTTTATCTGGTAAACTTGCTAATGATGCAATAAATAAAGATAATTATGATAAAGTTCTTAGAGATATATATGATGAGCAAATTCATGCAGCTGTATCAATTCCTAATGATAGATACAAAGTAAGTGAGTTAAGATCAGAAACTGATGGTATAGTTTTCAAGGATGCTGAATCTTGGCTTGCTTATAATGATGCTTATGGTACATCTAAATTATATGATTCAATGCAAGACCAAGTTACATCTATGGCTCATCTTGTTGGAGCAATGGAAGTTTTTGGTTCAAAGCCTAAGATTGGATATGAGATGGTCAAAAAGGCTATAGCAAAATCAACTGAAAATACTACTACTGCAAGACTTAAAACTAAAAAAGCATTAGCTAGAGCTGATAAAATTTTTGATACATCAATGGGTCATCTAAGATCATCAGATTACTGGGCTAGAGGAATTGGATCAATCAGAAATATACAGACTGGTCTTAAATTAGGTGGTGCTATTATTCCTGCTATAACAGATACAACTCTTATGGCAGTTACTTCACACTTTATTGGTATGCCAGTATTTAAATCTATCACTAGACATATCTCAAGTATAGCAGGAGGTGCTGATAAGCAAATGCTTTCCGCCCGCTTGTTACTTGGATTAGAGCATATGATGGATGTATCTCATTCTACATCTAGATATACTAATATATATGGTAGCAAAGCTTCAGCTAAATTTGCAGGTGGTACTCTTAAATGGTCTGGTCTTCAAGGATGGACTATTGGTGCTAAACAGTCATTTGGAATAGAAATGAATGCTTATCTTACTAAAGCTATAATGAAGCCTGAAGAATTTAAAACTGCACGTATATTGAAGATGTATGGTTTTTCAGATTCTGATATAGGCGCACTACAAAAAGCGAGAAGATTTTCAAATAATGGTGTTGACTTTATTGACCCTATGTCACTACCTCAAGAATTACGTAGAAAGTGGTCTGGTATGATGCTTACTGAAACTAAGATGGCTGTACCAGAAGCAGATGCTGGAGTCCAAGCTTTACTTAATCAAGGTCAAGCTCAAGGAACTTTTGTTGGTGAGTCATTAAGACTAGGTACTCAATTCAAAATGTTCCCTGCAACTATAATTGCTAATCATTGGGCTA